CGCCACTCCTTCATCCGTCAAGGACGCAATACCAGACTTGATATCATAAGCTGCAGAAATAAAATCACTTTTCGATGTTCCTGCCCAGGTATCTGAAAAGCTTTTAGCTGCCGCTTCTACCGCTGCCAGATCAACAACACCTAAAGATTTCAACTCTGCCAGGGCATCCTGCGTGTCAAAGGTGGAAGCTGCAACATCAAGCAGTCCTTTGGTTATGCTGACTCCAGCTGACGTCATAGCGGTACCGGCAAGACTTGCCAGTCCAAAACTCTGCTGCATATCGTTGAGTTTCTTGGCCGTCTGATCTGTTACTGTAACCAGGGGAGATGTGAGGCGGTCAACCATGTCCAGAACCACCGATAATTTATAAATTGATTCCAGTCCCACTCGCATTTCCTCCATTGAAAAGCTAATTTAAGTATGTTATAATAATCTTAGAAATTCTTGGAAGGAGGTCTGGCGTATGTTATTTGGACTAGAAATTGCTTTAAGCATTGCCCTCATTGGCATTGCTGCTGGTATTGCCATCAGTGTATTGATCGGCGTTTCCTATGTACTGTTTTGTACGCCTTATCTCTGGTGGTTCAGCGACCACTGCCCGCCAGATAAACGGCCTCGTTCTTTAATTCGTGACTACCGTAATGCATTCCGCTATTACCGGTCACTGATTACCCGTAAACCTCCGGTTCTCCTTTAACCGGAGGTTTTTTAATTGCCAAACATCTCATTAATCGCTGCCATAACAGACCATTTCATGTCATCCTGCTGCAGTTGCCTGGCTTTTAAGGCAACTGCATACAGTTTCAGGAATTCATCCATGGTGCTGGCCATCAAATCTGGCGGAAGCATCCGCTCTGGAACATATCTGCAGATCATCAGTCTGGCCGACTCAAAAAAATCCTTATCGATCTGCTCTGACGCGGAATCTACAGCTTTTTTACTGTACTTACCTTAGCCAGTCCCAGCATAGCCATCAGCTTCTCACCGATGGATAATGGCATCGCCGGATATTTCTCAAAATCTGATTTCAATTCCTCACGCTGCTGATCGCAAACGGTTTCTTCGCAGAAGATTTTCATGGCCTTGCTTGCGGAAGCCGATACGGTCTTTACATAACGGTCATAAACCGGCGTCTTCGGCTTTTCAAAAAAATACGTTTTTTCGATCTCTGTATCATCATCCGGCTGTAAATTCATGGATACTTCGTAGTATTCTTTCCCAGATCCTTTCAGTTCTTCTCTTAATTCTGTAATTTCTTCTCTGTTCATCGTTACCTCCTAAAATGTCACACCATTTAGTTTCGGTGCTTTATACATAAATCCATCCAGGCTTACCGACAAGGACTTATCACCCTGTTTTGCGCTAAAACCATGCTTGTTCAGGATAATTCCTCTCAATACGTCCGTTGTGGTAGCCTGATCCTCATTGGCGTAAGATACTGTAATCTTTGGAATCCGCAGGGTTGACAGCCTTTTACCACGTCTCTTACAATACGCCAGAAGCACATTGTAGTCCTCACGGAGCATGGACAGTTTAATCGTATACTTCTTATTACCGGTTCCATACCCTCGTGGGGCACCGCCTTTTCCATATATCGCCTCCGCTTCCTGTTCGAAATCATAGGAAATCTCTGTGATCTGAGCCTCTTCCGCTCCCGGAAGATCTATCGTAATATCCGACCAGTCATAACACTTGCCATTAATAATCGCATCCGACATCGCTTACACCTCCTTTAAGATCTGTATGGATTGGTCATCGACAGGTCAAAATCAAACTCTCTGATATAACCGCGCGGTACAAACGTAAGTTTTACTGGCAGGTTCTCATCCTGTACAATATTAATCTCATTCATATCAGTAACTGAAAGTGTTGCCGATGTTATTTCTTCCCGGCTCTCCATATCCTCCAGTGGGATCATCAGACGTTCCAGAATATTATTGATATCTGTTTCCATATCATCACTGGCGGAAATGTTCATCTGCAGCATCGGCACCGCTGTCAGATAAATCTGACGGATCATCTTACAGAGTACCCTCACATGCTCAGCATAGCGGTAGTCACTTCCATCCTTGCAGAGCATACGGGCATTGTTCACATAACATCCAGTCACGCCATAATACTTACGAAAAGTCAAATATTTTGCATCATCCAGGTCACTGATAAAATCCTCAATGCCCTCCGGCATCAACGCCGTCATCTTTGCTTCCGAAATGCTATATGTATCTGTCTGTCCAATGGAATCCTGAACACTTGCAAGGCCATACAGACCAGCCACAATACCTGCGTTATTGATGATTCCGCTCCGGCCATCCCATCTGGTATACTGGCTGTATGCCGCGCAGACCTGGATAAAATAGTTGTCAATTCCTTTGGCTTCTGCTTTCAGTGCTGCCGCATAATCATCCAGGCTCTCATCTGCACCGATATACCTGGCTTCGCAGAGGAACCAGACAGGACGTTTATACAGTTTTAAAAACTGATTTGCCGCGCTGCCGAGAGCCGCCCACAGTGCTTTCGCAGACGGGCCTACGATGTGAATGAACTCAAAACTCAGGTCTGAATTATACAGACTCTCTACCTCCGCCAGCACCGCAGCATTGTCGATCTCTGGTGCCGTGCTGCCAAAAGCATAAACATCACCCTCTTCAAAATCTCCTGCGAATGTCACTGTCAAACCTGTATATGGGATTTCAAATGCCCCACCCAGCGGAATTGTCAGCTCATCTGAATAGGTATAACCGCCATTTACAGAATACCTGCATGCTGCTTCATTCAGCGTCCCTGATATTGTGATCTGAATGCTTACCTCATAGGCATTGTTGGCATCCCCGGAAACAGTCACCGTTCCGGTGCCTTTTCCCAGATGGCTCACCTCACCTGCTTTCCCTTTCTTTTTTGGCGTCACAGGAATACAGTACAGTTGTGGTGCGCCATTCTCAATACTATCAAGAGCGGCATCATAAAGTGGGCTCAGCCCAACCTTTTCCTTGATCTGTTCCGGCTTCATGTACGCCGTGATCAGAAGTGGTGAGTTACTCTTGACAGAAGAAACACCGATTTTCACATGGACATTTTCTCCAGTACTGCTCTGGTTCCCCAGGCTTCCATCTTCCACTTTAATCGTGACATCTCTTAAACTCATGTTCCTTTTCCTGCCTTTCTTACCCCAGCCATACTTGTTTCCCCAAAGGTTTTGACTGCGGCTTCATATTCTGCCCTGGTCACATATTTTCCCCGTTTCCAGCCCATCTGGCACATCATGCCAGTGAAAACAGTCAGCCGCGTACCAAGGGTGTTATACCAGTGTTCCACCGGCATCAGCTCCTCTGTGCTTTTTTTCTCAGCCATTGTTCTCATCTCCCATCTTTATCTCAATTCCGGCAAATGGTGTCCGGATCACTTCCCGGTAAATGCCTCCGTGGAATGTGACGGGGATCTCACAGGCAATTTCAGACTTCAGGATACTGTCATCTTTTTCCACCCATTTAACTTCCCCGATTTCAATCTCCACATGGTTGCCTTTCAAGTGGAATCCACGGTCTATCTCATCCAGAAAGGCGTAAAAGATCGTTTCTGCCTGTTCAGGCGTATACTCTCCAATCACTACCTTAAACTTCGAATCAGCCGTATAGGCACAGATCCTGGTGCATCGAACCCCATTTTGGTCTGTATAGTTACGTTTCGAGCCGTCTCGCGCCAGTACCTGTCCCTCACTTAACACCGCTCCAACATGGCTGTCAGCATACCGTTCCAGTTCTTTCCAGCTTTTCAGTACCCGGCTTTTGATTCCCGCCCTGGTAAGGCATCCAATTAAAAAATCTTTCTCTGCTTTCATCCTTTTCTCCTAAGCTCTGCTTCAAATTCTTCCCGGATTTCCTTCTGATCCTCCTCAGATATTCCAAGGAATGGTCTTGCCGGAATATTAACCACGACTTTCTTCACAGTTACCCAACCATTTCCCGTTTGGAACCGGAGATACTTCCCTTTCTTCGCCCGAATCGTCCGGTCTTCGGCACCAAACTGATGTGTAGCCGCGTAAATGGTATTCGTTCCAACCGCTGCTCCTGTTCCACTGGCAATGCTATGGATGGAATTTTTCAAGATCGAGGTTTCCGTCAGTGTCAGCCCGCCGGTCCTTTCCGCCCTGGCTGATTCTGCCCACTTCATTCCATCTGGAGACTGGGTGGAGCGGAAACGGTCCAGCGTGGAAGATCGAAGCAGTTCCGACACATTTTTCATCACTGCGTATTTCCGGAAATGAGATAATGCCGCCATCTTTTCTAACAACGCATCCGTCTCACCTTGGATCTGGACCTGTATCTGCATCAGTACCCCCTCATGCTGGATCTGGAGAACAACCTCGGACTGCAGCTGATTGAAAAGCCGGTCGCTGCCGTCTGCTGTTTCGTTACCGCTTCAGTAACGATATCAACATCACCTTTTGCCACTTTTGTTAAGAATGCGATGGCATTTTTATAACGCGTCAGGTAATTGCTTTCCCGGTCTCCCGTATCAAGTCCGGATCTGGAAACCAGATTATAGATGGCAATATCCTTGGAATACTTTGTCACCACGGCTGGGATCGGAGCCATTGGCACTGGATACCGTTTCATCAGATACCCATCAATTTCCGCATCCGCATCCCGGATCGCGTCCTCCGTAAGTGGTCTTAAAGCCTCCTTCCGTTCTTCCACATCCTCAATATAGCTGTTTCCAATGATCTGGTTCATGAGATCATCCTTGATCATGTCAATCACTTCATCCACGCTGCAGTATGCCATCGCCATTCCTCCTATTCTCCTGCTACCGTGCCATCAGACCCGGCCATCAGCTGCCAGAATCCAAAGCCTACGTTATGGCGTCCATCCACGCCATATAAGTACTCATTCTTTAAAAATACATTCAGGTCATTATCATCTACGAAGCTCTGGAATTTGAGCGGTTTGCGTTCCTGGAAAATCACCGGCTTTAATGCTTTATTGGTACAGCCTAAAAACCAAAAATCAGGTTTTTCCGCCAGATCCGTGATCACCTCCAGCGATGCTGTATTACGCAGCGGATTGGAGCTACCGTCAATAAACTCACACTCCAGAATCTTACGCCCCATCGTTTCGTTCGTTGGAGAAACAAACAGTGTGTTCGGAATAATCTTGAGTGATTTTCCATTATCACCAAGCTGGCTCATGATCATGGCCCGTGCTTCCGCATAGCTTTCCGGAGACAGCTTCTTATGGAGCATATTAGAGGCTTTCTTTTTGCTCTTTTCATCGCCGATCGGATGCTGGTCAGAGAAAAATGGTTTCTCGTCATAACACTTTTGAGTAAAACCTTCCATCAAAAGTCCCCATACCAGTGTATCCGGATGCTGTGCTGCCGCTTCGCCCATACCGCTTACTAAATGCCCGTAAGTGCCGTAATTATCATCCTCAATATCTTCCCGCTTCACACCAATGGTGGACTCATAGGTCTTATTACGGATGGTATAACCGTGCAGAAGCATTTTCTGGACTTCTCTGGAACCAATCCACTCACGCATCTGCGGAAACTGTCCAAGCCACCCATATTCCTGCTCTTTTGTATCGCTTGTTACTTTTGTCGCGACCTTCTCCCATGTGGTCTCCGTATTCTCGAAAGCCCGGTTAAACAGCGTACTAAATCCTACGCCTATGCTCCGTAAAGTTGCCTGATTTACAACCATCTTTTCTTCCTCCTTTAATGAATTTCTACTACTACGCCATCCGGCTCTACCTGCAGCACCTTGCCAACCACGCTGGTCTTTGTGGCATCTGAAGTGACTGTCGATGAATCCTCCAGATAGCAGTCTTTAAAGACTCCCGCCTGGGTAACTGCCGCGGTACTGCTGTTATCCAGGACAAACGCACCTCGGCGTACCGTTACGGTCACTGCTCCGGCAAGACCTCCCTTGTTATCTACCGCTTCCTGGGATACGCCTACTACGATCAGGTTCTCCGCTTTCTTGGCTTCCGTTGCGTTTCCGTCCGCATCCAGTGCCACCAGCACCGCCGTCGGGATCACGGCATCCTTGGCTACCGGCAGAACTACGGTATTCTGATCCAGGCGTTCATTTCCGCTTCTATTCATCTTTCTGTCCTCCATATTTTTCCACGTCTTCTTTACCGATTCCCATGCTTTTCAGTACCTTGACATCCACATCCGCCATACTGCTGTGTTTGTTCTGGTCATCCGCATAGGTCATTTTCCCAACCGGCACTACCACCGGAGCCTTCTCAGCAAATACCTTGAAGCCATCCGGATCTGATAAAGCGTAGGCATTTGCCCATTCCTTCTGCGCGGCGCTGATCTTGCCCTCCTTCATCGCCATCTGCACCAGTTCATCCGCTTTTCTCTGTTTTTCCGCGGCCTCCAGCTGCTTCACCCGCTCCTTCAGCGTCGCATCACCCGCCTTGCAGACCATGATCTTGGCCGTCACATCCGCAGTCTTGGCATCTGCAGGCAGCTCCAGCAGATCCAGGATCGTCTTATTGGCCACCAGTTCCTCCTCTTTGTTCTTCTGAGCCTCTAAAGCTGACAGAAGTTCTGTAATCTTTCCAGTTACCTCTTCTTCGGTTGCCGTTTCCGGCAGACCAAGCAGTTTGATCAGTTTTGCCAGTTCCATCATGTTCTCCTTCTTTTCTTCTTCCTCTCCCTCAACTATGAAATCTTCCAGATTATCTGAGTTGATGATCGGAAACATTCCGTTAATCGCAGGGGTATTTGTTAACGCTGCGCTGTGCAGCGCAACAGCCTTATTGTCACTTTTTCTAACCAGCACTACCGGGGACAGATAGCGGTATTCCTTATTGGCTACGTACTTTCTCCCTTTTGGAGTCCACTCTACCTTTCCGACAATGGCATCTCCATCCTGGTACACACCTTTGATCCATCCGGCAGCCGGTGCCTCCGTATCCTGCAGAGTCTGGTGTTCGTAATCAATCACCAGATCCAGCTTTCGGTCCTTAAAATGCTGGATGATATCCCGGACGCTGCCATCGTCCACATCAAACTCCCCTTTTGTGCTGATAACGTGTCCCATAGGGATCAGTTTTATCACTTCCGGCGCTCCATCCAGCTCCACACTTTCCCCGGCACACGCCATAACTTTCACTTTCAATGTTCTTCCACCTCTCTGTTGCCTTTCTGATAGCGTTATTACGCGTTATAACGCGTTAACAGCTCCGCTTGTGGGTATTTCTCCATCTTTTTGCAAAAATGGATTCTCGCCCTTACTGGGCTTCCCGTTGTCTCTTCTCCCATGCTTCCCTTAAAACCTCCGGGAAACCAGCCAGATCCGGCGTCCACTTTGCTTTTGCCGGGTTCGTCCGGAATCCTTTATCTGGCAGTACGCCCTCCGCCTCTCTGGTCTTAGGATTCATCATGGTTGGCACAGTATGCTCCACGCGGATCCCGTGGCTTTTCACCCAGGCTTCCGTCCTGGATACCACCGTACACCGACACCCAAACCCGTTAGGTGGAAACCAGATGTCCCAGATCGGATCATCTGCCGGATATACACGTCCATCCATGATCTGGTGTTCTTCCCGTACATGGCTGTCTCCTGCGGTCTGATACTGCCAGTAGTTCCGGCGCTCCATCACATCCGGGTCTGTCATCTGCTGATAGTGTCCAACGTTATAAGCTGTCTGGATATTCTGCCGGAAAATCATATCCGCATGATACGGCGTTAAGGCATCATAACCATGCTCCTCCAGAAAGCTGTTCATCTGCTCCCGGAAGTCTCTCTTGGTGGTCCCCTCTTTCACGGCATCCTGCAGCGCTTCCAGAAATGTGTTTAATACCTCCAGCGACGTATAACCCGCCACCGAAAACGCCAGGGACCGGTACCATTCCCGCAGCCGTTTAAAATCTGCGTAAGGTACCACGGCCTTTTGCTGCAGATAGGTAAGGGCTTTCTGGAATACATCTTTTTCCCCGCCCTGTAAGATTTCACTTTTGATCTTTTCATCCATCTTCCGCCCGTCCAATCATGTTCGACACATACATCACCTTTTCCATCAGCGTCTGAAAATCCTTCAGATCCATGGCTGCATACAACTCTGACACCGTCTCAGGATCTTGAAGCGTTTTCTGCAGATCTTCCAGGTTCTCACAGTTGTCAACCATTTTGAGAATTGGCTGGAACATCTGCCGGAACAGATCTGTGGAATAGCCCGTTGCTTTTGCTGTCAGATGGTCCAAAATTCTTTGGCCATTCCCTGTGACCCCCGTTCCATCTTTTAACTGCTTCATCTGGAACGGCATTGCCACTGGCGTCACGCCTCCGATCACCGCCTCATTCCCTTCCGGAGCTGGGATATTAAATTTCCGGTACAGAAAGCTTTTAGGGATCTCCAGACCACTGCCTGACAAGGTCTTGTATATGTCTGCCATCTCCTTTAAGTCATCCGTATCCGTGGCACTGATCTTAAAATATGGCACATTGGCGGATGGACCGAAATTATACAGTACCAGCGGGCGGATCACATCACGCCGGATCGTTTCCATAAGGGATTTACAATCCGCTTCCGTCAGATCCTGGCGGACATCATTATGAACCTTTCCCTGTGCGTAGGATCCACCGGAATCAGAGGTCAGTGTCTGTCCTACGATAGCCTTACTCATCTGCTCATCACAAAATCGTGCCAGCCTCTCATAAATGTCCACACTGCTCTGCTTGTTCGACTCCACAAACTGGACCGAAGTTCCTGCCGGAATGATTCCTGACGCATCAGATGCCATCTCAATCAACGCCTGGCGCAGCGCGTCCTTATCTTCCTGTGATGCTGTCGCGCCATAGGTTCCAAGCCGCAGAGGCATTCCATAGACCTCGCAAAAGCTGATCCAGTCCTTGATGTCGTAATTCTTAAACAGGTACATCCAGGCACATACCCTCAGCACACCAGCCTTTGACGGATGGCCGGATCTTGCTTTATACTGGTGGATCACAAATTTGTTTTCCGGAAGCGGGATCCCGCCTGGATAATCATCGGTGCGGACCTTCAGTTCATCATTCCCGTCCCAGAAAAATTTCTTCTGGTGGACGTAGTCCATGGACTCGATCACGGTCTGGCCGTTCTTCATTCCCCATTCAATTTCCAGAAAACTGATCCCTTTGCCAATGGCATCCAGCAGATCCATCAGATTATCTGTAAATCCGTTCAGGGCCTTCAGCTGTCCTTCCACCCAGTCTTTGATCTTTTTATCCACTGGTTCCGCCGAGAACTCCTGGATCTCCCAATCCAGTCCGGTCACCGCCAGTTTTCTGGTCTGAAGCTGGGAGTATAGGTGGGTATCCTTCCCTTCCATCTCCTCAAACAGTTCCATCTGGCGGAACACATCACCCTCATCCGCCTCCCGGAAGATAGCCGCCAGTTTCCTGGGGTCCAGTCTGTTTGATGGATAGGTACTGTACCTGTCATTCCGATCTCCCAGTGCTACCACACCGGCAACCGGACGTCCAGGTTTTTCCGTTCCCGGAACAAATTTCTTCTTGTTCTTTTTTGCCATTTTAGTAAGCTCCATACTCAAACTTTAATGCCCGGCGCATAACCGACTGATATTCCGGCTTCGCAGCCAGAACCCTGATCGTCAGGGCCAGGGCTACCGCCATCTGAAGGGCATCCGGGCCGTCATCATTACGTCCCATTGGATACTCAAGCAGCTGCTTGATCAGTGTTTTATGTTTTGCGTTGAACTTGATGTAGCCATTCTTGATGTACGGCTGCAGGGACTCGATCCGGAGCATCTTATTTACAGTAGATTGAATCTCCTCTATCGGGATATACTCTCCCAGCTCCGCCGACAGCTGCGCCATAACCTCTTTAAAGAAATACTGGAACTGGACTGTCTCTACACCAAACTTATAAAAGCCCTTCCCGTAATCCCGTTTCAGACGGCGGTTTGCCTCAAATATATCCTTAATGATCTGATCCGGCTTTCTCTTTTCGATGCTGGCCATCTCGATATACAGATAGCCTGAGTAAAGATCCACCGCCAGGTTTATGATCGCTGATGTATCCGACTTCTTGTTTTTGCCAAGGGACGGGTCATTTGCCCCCACAAAAACGTAACGGATGTCTTTAAAATCCACCAGCTCCGGCTCATAATAGTCCATCCATTCTTCCTGGAAAGACGCGCTGTCCGGATCGATCGGATCATTCTGCAGCTCAGAATTAAACGCTGCGTCACCATCGGATACCTTGATCACCATCAGCTTGTAATAATCCAGCTTCTCCGGCCACAGGACTTCCGTTCCCTTCAGCATCTCAGCCTCATGCTCCAGGTAGAACTCCCTTGCGTGCTGCTTGTGATCCGGGTCAAACAGATTGGTATACAGTTCCGTCCACTTATCCCATAAATCATCCCGATCAGAAAAGCTGATCACAGCCCGGTAGGTTCTGGATTCATATTCCGGATTCTTAAGCGTGTTGCTTAAGAGGGAATCATAATGCAGGATCGTTCCGATATACATGATGTCCGTATAGGTATCACCGGCTTTGGATACAGCCTTTTTAAACCAGCTGTCCAGTTTCCGGCGCTGATCCGGTGTGTTCACATTCTCATCATTTTCGATATCATCCAGTACCAGCAGATCCGGTCTCCAGGCTCCATGTCTTCGGCCACGGACCTTCTTTCCAGATCCGATCGCTTCAATCTTCACTCCGCCTGTGGTCAGGATTACGGTACTCTTCCAGACCTTGCCCTGCTGGTTCCCAAAATCCAGGCGGATTTCCTGGTTATCTTCCATCTCGGTCTTGATATCGGATAAAAAGCCTTCCGCCTGATCCGATGAATCCGACAGGATGATGATGTAATGCTTGTACAGATAAAGTGCGGCGTGAAGGGAATCCTTAAATGTAAAATTTGTAGATTTCGCGTGGCCTCGTGGGGCGGCCACAACGTTCTTGGAACCATCCATCCTGGATATCTTCTTTGCGTCCACTGCCGGGTTCCGTCCTTTTAAAACGCCCTTTGTCCAGATTTCATCCAGTTCTTCATGAAACGATGGAGACGGCCGGACAAAGTAATGCTTTAGGTAAGCCCGGCCAAAATACCCCAGGTCAAAGGCAGCCAGCTGCTTCCTTAAGCCTTTCGGCCCTGTCAGTTCCGCTCCTGCGTCAAACCGCCTTTTCAGTTCCCTTCGAATCTCCAGATGGTCATTTTTCCGCAGTACATAGTCCCGGAACAGTTTTCTCTGGTACTGCTCGTTATCCTTTTCTTCCTGATCCACATCAGAATCATCGCTCAGGATATGCAGGTACTCATCTAAATCAATCATCTTTTAACATCATTTCCTTCGCAGCTGTTAAGATCTGCCTCATCTGCTCCGCCAGAGCCGGGTCTGACTTGATCACCTTCATGATCTCATCCTCCATTCCGGCAAAGGCCAGATCCACCTTGTTCTTCATTTCCTGACGCACACGGTCTTTATAAACTTTTGTCCTGGACAGGCTGGCGATCAGACGCCCGACTTTATCCAGCGGAAGCTCATCGAACTCGTCCTCAGCCGTAGCCAGACGGTTGATCAGCCCATCCATCATCAGCATCATACCCGCTTCCGTGTAATCCGCGTCTGGATTCTGGCGTACCACACTCACCAGCGCCTGGGTACGGGACTGTGCCTCCAAAAGCCGTTGGGCTGCCGTGTTGCTCCGTATGGCGTAACGCCCAACACTGCTCTTGCTGACCATAAAACCCAGACCAACCAGCCAATCCGCGATATTTGCGTAGGTAGTTCCCGGATCGGTCAGCATTGCGTCCACCTGGATCTTCACTTCAGCAGGCAGTTCATCAATCTTTGACGATACTCTGGTCTTCGTTCTCTTCTTTGCCATCAGATATCCACTCCTGGGTCCTCGATCGTACATTCCGCCAGATCCACGCCCATTTTCGTCAGCCGGATCACCGCGTCCTTTGCGTATGCGTTATAGGCAGTCACCTTCCGATCCGTAAATTCAATGTATCCGGCATCCGCCAGATAATTGAGATGCTTGGTGATATCGGGGGATATGATCAGGCCGGAGGCGATCATCGCGTTGGAGATCTGTCTGGTCAGGGCGGAATTATTATAGCCTTTTACCAGGGAGCGGATAATATAGCCCCTGACTGCCTTGTTATGCAGTACTTCCGCCTGTTCTCTCTCATCCATCACTCTTCACCCCACTGTTCATCAATAATTTATCCAGCTTGCTATCCATGGACAGCATTTTCTGTTCAACTCCATTCATCGAGCGGAAAAAGTCCTCCCTCAGGACAAAGGTAGTCGCAAAATCCCCTTTGATATTGCTCAGTTCACTTTGGACCTGTTTAATATCGTTGTTATGTTTCTCTTCAACCTTGGTAATCCGCTCATCATACGTCTGGAGCGCCGTATCCATTCGGGTTCCCACACTGGCTATACTGCTTTTGATGTCATTGATCATCATTTTCAGCAAAAATGACAAAGCAGCCAGGATGGAAGCAGATACCATCCCAATCGTGATCGGATCATTCATGTCCCATCACCTAACTCTCTAAAACGTTTCCACAGGGCCGCCATCCGCTGCCATCCGAACATAGCCAAAAACGCCACATAAAACGAAATTACAAGCACGCACGCCAGCATATACCACCGGACTTTCACCTGCATCACCTGGGCTCCCACCAAAAATGCCACCATGCACACCACAAACGCCAGCACGATCACATACAGATCTGTTGGGATATACTTCAGGATAGCCAGGTTCTTGGTTACCTCCGTGATCACAGACACCGTAAAGGCCGCAGCCGCCAGCACAATCAGAAATACGGCAGGCAGGGACGCATGTTCCCCCAGAGTCTGAATCACCAGTTCCTTCATCATCAATTCCATACTCGCTCCTCCTTTCTTCGGGCTAAAAAAAAAATATAGGCAAGACTTTTGTCTTGCCTATACTCTACACTGTTTTGAAATAACCTTATATCCCAAGCATTTGGGGAGATTTTTTAAGTATTGTCAAACCCGTCATAGTCAAAAAGTGAGATCTGCTGAGGGTCAATCTCTTTGACTATGTTCATGATCTGGTTGGTGGTCAGGTCATACGCCTGTGCCAGTTCCTTGATGTTAAAACCATTGTATTCCTTCCGTATCCTCCGGTTCCTGGCAGGCGCGATCAGCCGCTCCACCTTCGGAAAATAAATCTTATCGCCCATGGAGTAGGCCGACAGTTTTAACACGTTCTCCAGCCCGATCATCTCCACAAGCGGCCTGCAGGATTCCCCCACATCCTCCAGCGAAGTATCCGCGATCAGTTCATCCATAACCTCCTTCTTCATTTCTGCACCCGCTTTCTATTCTGCAAGTCCCGGATACTGCAGCGCTCCATTCTGATCCGGTACCAATGTGACCGGCTTCGTTGCCATGGCACCATCTTCATCCAGATAATACCATTCTCCTCCGATCGCCTGTAATCCCTTGACCATTGCCCCATCACTGCCAAGATAATACCATTTACCTTTGTACTGATACCAGACATTCGAGACCATAATACCTGCGCCATTAAACCAGTACCATTTATCACCATCCTGTTGCCATTTATTCCGTACACATTCACCAGAACCGTCCAGAAGGTAAAAACGCCAGCCTCCATCCTCCTGCACCCAGCCTTTCTTGACACTTTGATAAGCAACAAACTTTGGGATTCCCCATTCCGTCCATCCTGCGCCCTGCACAGATCTGCGGCGGAAGTTCAGCGTACTGGAAGCCATCTCTGCCACCGTCTGACCTGCATCTGCCAGATACCATCCGATGTGGTAAATCTTTCCCGCGCTGTTCCGCTTAAATACCATACATGGAGTATCCTTTGGAAGTGATCCAATCGTTCCCTTCTTGATGCAGGCTGCATAATAACCGGCAGCCGTGTTGTCACTTCCGGCCATCGGGGCAAACGCTCCGGAGCAGTCCGCTCCAATCCGTCCGGCTCCTTTCTGCAGCTTGGCATTATAGTATTCCCAGTTGTACTGATTGGACTTATATGCCCGATATGTATCCGTGATGGTCTTTTCCGTGATCACATCGCCATTCATTCCCCAGACATAAAGGGCCTTTCCATCTTCCAGTTTCTTAAACCATTCCTTCATCTCTTCTACTGTTTTCATGTTCCATCACTCCTCTTCTTGGTAAGACAATTCAATCTTCAGCTTGGAATCAACGATCATACAGTGGCGGATTGCCTCCATGGTGCTGTCGATTCCTTCCTCTGGAAGAAACGCCAGGATCAGCTCCGCATTCTTGATCTTGGAAATATAGTACAGCTCCACATCCAGATCCGGTGCTGCCGCCTCCGCATCCGCTTCCGTTCTGCCCTTCAGATATCCCAGTACACTCAGCATCGTTTTCTTGTCTGCCCGGTAATCGCCTTTCAGCTTCTTTAACAACAGTTCCTTCTGACGCTGATCCACCGGAATACTCATCTGGTCCAGGAATTCCTCCAGCGTGTACTCAAACGTGTAGTCCCCGGTGCATACCGCCTTGAGCATTTTGTCAAAATTTTTGTCAAGTTTGTACTTAACTGCCGTGGTCTCCGTTACTTTCTCTTTTACCAGACCGTCCCCGACAATCTCCCGCAGCCTGTCCATATTCAAAATATCCAGTTCCTGTGTCTCCGACACGATGGCAGCTCCATCACCAGCCCCATACATCTTACAGTACTTCACGTTGTAATCCATCATGGTCTGAAGACCCCGTTTCTGGATCTCTGCTTTCATGGTATTGAGTTCGGCATCCAGCCGCTTCTTCTCGGCATCCAGCACGATTGCCTGATGCACCAGGTTTTCATCCTTCATCTCACTGATCATTGACATGATTCTCCACTCCTTTCATAATTTCATCAAGGCAGGATCTGCAGATTCCTTTTCCCTTCTGCCGGATCTCCACCTCCAGTTCCCCGCAGAAAATACAGCGGATCTGATACGGCCTGACCACCAGTTCATTCTCGCCGGTTACTTCCAGCTCCATCGCGTCCCGGCATTCCATTCCCATCGCCCTCCGGATGCTGACTGGAATGTTCAGTCCACCCTTGCTTGTAATGCGCTTATACTCCTTCATCTTCATTTCCTTTCTGCTTCCTCTGCCGCAGTTCCTCCACCTTTTTGTCCGTCAATCCCTCGGTCACTCCCAGGGCAATGTCCAGCATTGCGTCCTTGACCTGATCAGCAGAGGCGCCCATCAGTACCGCTCTTGTTACTACCATAGCCGCCAGACCTGTCAGCATCATAGACATCTCTTCCATACTGACCTGTTCGATATCGGCTTTTACCCTTCCATCCTCAATCGTAAGCGCTATCTTTCCCATATCAGCCACGCTCCGGATCTGTATAAGGCTGCTCGATCTCCTCTTTATGGATGCTGACCACATAGCCGCGGTTGTTGCGTAAAATACGCATCAGCGCCGATGTCAGCTTATTCACGATCGCCCGCTCATCTGAAATACTGGTATCAAATTCTAAGACCACTCTGCTTCTCATATGCTCCGCTCCTTCCTATGCGTCAAGAATATCCTTGATAAACTGTATTTTCTCAGTGATGGTATACTGGTTCCGGCCCTCACTTTTCAGCTTTTCTGAAAACTGTCTCAGGCGTAAAGCCAGTTTTAACACCTTCGCCGCTCCAACCGCCTCCAAGGAGAACCTTCTGAAGTCCTTTTTCTCTACATGGCACAACATAAAACCAAATGCTTCGACCAGGTACAATTCCCAGCTAAAAATATCTTTCTCACGGTTATTCCACTCATCTATCGCTTCCGTGATGAACTTTTTCCGGTTCAGCTTTGGCTTGTCCGGCGGAATCTTTCCCTCCTCCTGCAGTTTCTTTTTTATCTGGGCATTCATCTTCTTTTCCCTCACGGTCAACTTCTTCACATGATCACCTCCCAACAATTCTGGTATACCGTGACTTCTTCCCAGATGGCATCGTTTTCACAATAATACGCGCCTTTCCTTCCTTCAGAAGTCTCGCGCAGATCCTCACGATCTCCCATTCGTGGGTAAACCGTTCCTCAAACCATTCCCTGTTATTCCGACCTCTCAGCATTCTTCTTTCCTTTCCTGTTCCGCTCCTGGATCGCCTTCATGGCTTCGATCAGGGACTGGCACTGGGTTTCATTCAGCCACTCCAGCGCGTCCACCTTAAACATCCGGCGGATCATTCCACGGAGCCGGTTCCTGTCATTGGACCACCCCAGCTTCTCCTCTAACTGGCAGATCTTCCGGCGCTGGCGTTCCGTGACGGGATTGCCATTTTTCTTTAAAAGGCCCAACCGGCGCTTCTCATCATCTTTCTGTTTCTGTAATATCCGGCAGACCTGAGCAAGCTCCAACCTGCTCAGATCCTTGATACTGGTTTTTCCGGTTTCTTTTTCCACCAGGAGATGCAGCAGTTCATCCGTCAGCCCCACCTCTTTGCTTTTCGCAAGTCCATACAGAGTACGGATCGTATAGTGATGTGTCCCTCTTGCCATAACCATCCCTCCTTATAACATCATCATGCTGGATGCTTCGCTGACGATTTTCAGAGTGATCCGCTGCTGACCGCTGGTTTTCATAATGCGGAGTACATTGTTTAAGGTCCGATCCAGCAGACGGAAACATCCGCTCTGCGGATTCATCGCCCTGCTGATCATCTCCGTCATGGCTGCGTCATCCACCTCATAGCCCTCCAGGTAATCCATCACTTCCTGTTTCGACAGTCCTTTCAGTTTGTAGTAGAAGTCCATCCGGTTCGCGAACCGCGCCAGATTTCCTTTCAGCTCCGATTCCAGTCTCGGCTCCCCGGCGATCACAATGCCGACATCAGACTGGTCAAATATCCCCCGCAGGATCTCCATTTTCTTCTGGGTGTACTTATTGATCAGCTTATCC